TGACAAATTGGTAGATAATACTTAATAATATTTTTATGCTCGGTTCATCTAGCGGCCTAGGATAGTGCCCTTTCACGGCATTCACACGGGTTCAAATCCCGTACCGAGCTCCAGTATCCCGTTACTATTTTCGTTAAAATAGCGTTTGATTAGCGATAGAGATCCGGTGGCAGAAAACCGTTAGCGTGAGGATTAAAAATACCCTCGCAGGCTCTGATAGGCAGAATCTCACTGCACACAGACTTTGAATAAATGAGATGGACAGAGTAACCGCTCAATTAAGGGCTTGTGTGGAAACAAGTAGCTTATACTAATTTTGGAGATGTAGGAAAATTGGTAACCCCAGGAGACTGTAAATCTTCCGCTTCGGCACTGTTGGTTCAACTCCAACCGTCTCCACCAAGAATATGCACCGCTAGCTCAGTCTGGCCTAAGGCGCCGCCCTGTCACGGCGGAGATCACGGGTTCGAATCCCGTGCGGTGCGCCAAATTTTGTTAAAGTGTTAGCAAGAGAAAGACACACTACTATGGATTCTTCGAAGGTTCTTGTAGTGTAGAGCAGAGAGCGGGGTCAGTACCCGTCTTAGAGCATAATGGAATGCGCTGGTTAAGTATCCCAAGTGACGTACCGAGTCCTGGTCGACTTTATTACACAGGTGAATGATGTCTATAACGATGGAGATGTTACTTTAACAAATTTAATATGGAGTATTGGCCGAGCGGTTAAGGCAACAGATTGCTAATCTGTCACTGGGCAACCGGTGGGTAGGTTCGATTCCTACATACTCCGCCAGAACGTTCCGGGTGTCTCCGGATAGTGTGACCCACACGATGAGAAGTACAGTGACATGTACGGGTGGTAGTCTTTAAACCCAAAGGCCGCTAGCAATGCGAGAACGGTCCCTGTCGGGAAGCGGGTGGAAGGAGTGTGTGATGGGTATGATAGCGTCATATCTTGATACTCTATAATTACCGCCGGGGGGCGCAGAGCATATTGAAGCACATTAAAAATAGGGCAGTAGGGGTTTATTAAACCCGAGTACATACCGAGGTAGTTAGTGTGTTTCAATATGCTTTTTGTACAGGTGTGTACACCAAAACATAGGAAATAAGAAATATGAAATACATTGGTTCTTTGATAGGGGAAGGTAAGTCTAGGAAAGTGTACGAGTACTTGCTTGACCCTAATTATGTAGTAAAAATAAACAACGAATTATTCACTGAATTTGCAAATCCGAATAGATGCGAATTCAATGTGTTTCAATTATTAGATTCATATGGACTTAGTGAATTACTTGCACCTTGTAGAATGGAAGGTGAGCATTTGATAATGCTTAAAACTGCCCCATTGCCTAAAGGAGTATATTCAGTGCCTGTTGTTTTTTGCGACAGACCCAAAAATTGGGGAATGCTAAACAACAGACTCTATAGAATTGACTACGGCTGGAACACTGAGTATATTGATAATCAGTTGGTTATTAGAAAAAAAATAAGCGACATTGATTTAGCAAAATTGAGTGTGATTGCTGATAAAATAGTTTTTGATAATTCGGGAAAGATAGTTACAATTCCACTTTTGCCGGAAGTACTTATCAAGGTATTCTCAACTACTATGCCAATGATAGTAGATTAAATTAATGGTTCGATGGCAGAGAGGTCCAATGCAACGGATTGCAAATCCGTAAAACCGTCAGTTCAAATCTGACTCGAACTTCCAAGTTGCGGTTGACAACAAACCCTAAATGTTGTATAATTTATTTTTAAAGGAAAATTGACATGAAACGTTCAGGTAAGCGATAGTGTCATCATAGACTTCCGTAGGTCTATGATTGGCACGTAAAATCAAACATACGACTTATGGAAGCATAACTCAATGGCTAGAGTAACCGGCTTTTAACCGGTAAGTTGTGGGTTCGAGTCCCACTGCTTCTACCATAGATAAACATATTTTCAATCTGAATTGACAGATACAAACAACCAAGGGGAGCCACTGGGTTCATCCAGTTTCATCCTGAATTGACAGGAACAAGGTTGTAAGGGGAGCCGAGTATGTTTTTCTATGGTATAATAAATACTACATGGAAATTCAATCTATACAACGAATAGTAGACTATGTGCGTGATGACATTGTAGTCCGCCAGTATTCGCAAGTATTAGATCCAAAATCTCAGAAGACCTTTTATGAATGTGTTACTTACACATATCAAGGTACACTTGACACTTATAAAGATAAGGGTCAGAATTTAGATACCAAAGCGTAAAATATCTCCCTAATGTAATGGCAGCATACCGGTCTCCAAAACCGTTAGTCAAGGTTCGAGTCCTTGGGGGGATGCCAAAAATATTGCCCCTGTAGTTTAATGGTTAAAACGGCGGATTTATATCCCGTAAGCAACAGATAATTGGTTCATGTGGGTTCGACTCCCGCCGGGGGTACCAAAACTAGCAGTAGACTCCGAAAATGATAAATACATTGAGGAGAATACAATGCCAAATCAATGGACTAAAGCAAAAGAAACTGGGATTCCATATCATCTTAAAGATGATACAAGGAAAAAACTAAGCGAAAGTACAAAGAATTTAAATCAAGTACGCTGGAGTGACCCTAATAATAAAATTAAGCAATCTGTTTCAATGAAACGAGCAGTAGAAAAATTTCCAGAGTCGTATACTTCTTCAAATAGAGGTCGAACAAAACAAATAGAATATAAAGGAATAAAGTTTCAAGGAAGCTGGGAACTTGACTTTTATAAGTGGTGTGAAAATAATACTGTATTGTGCATTAGAAATACCGAAGGCTTCAGGTATACATGGAAAGGTGAGAGAACTTATTTCCCTGATTTTTATTTGCCTGAACAAGATACTTACGTTGAAGTCAAAGGTTACAAAACAGATAGAGATACAGCTAAATGGAATCAATTTCCCAAAAGGTTGCTTAAAATCTTAAAAGAAGATATAATAAAAATTCATCAAAACAATTTTGTTTTGTAAAGCGCCTATAGCTCAGTGGTCAGAGCAGGGGTCTCATAAACCCTTGGTCCCTGGTTCAAGTCCAGGTGGGCGCACCAATTACAATGAACGGATGAATTCCATTGCATCATTGACGTTAGTGAAAAACTTCATTGTCAATACGTGGTTATAAATATCACGTGAAAAGATGTAACAGGCATCATCACTCATTGATAAGTGAATGTGCAGTCCTGATCTAGTGATAGCGTCATAAGTGTGCATCATGTATTTATATGCGGGGTTCGTATAGTGGTAATACCTTAGCCTTCCAAGCTAATGCTGACAGTTCGATTCTGTTACCCCGCTCCAATAACAAGGCTTGGACCTCTGTAGTGACTAACCGGTAAATGGTTATTATACGTCTGGGTTTTTCTTACCCTAATGTAGTTGACAGATAAACATTTTTCTGTTATACTCTAGTTTGTTCTTTAAAAATTTAAATGCCCTGGTGGTGAAATTGGTAGACACGCTGGTCTTAGAAGCCAGTGCCGAAAGGTGTGCGAGTTCGAGTCTCGCCTGGGGCACCAATGATAAAATGCGAGTGTGGTGAAATAGGTAGACACAAGAGACTTAAAATCTCTCGCCGAAAGGTGTGCCGGTTCGATTCCGGCCACTCGTACCAAACAAGAGTACAGGCTCTTTATAAATCCTGTCTTTGTGTGGAACCGAACAATGCTCCTGCTTGTATAAGTATCGGTTCAATGAATTTTGGGGGATTAGCTCAGTTGGGAGAGCGACTGGTTAGCCGGTGATAAATAAGAGTATGAAACGAATTCTTATCACTGATATGCCCTGGAGTCAGATACAAATTGACTATGATTCCGGGTTATCTACACGGGATATATGTAAGAAGTATGTAATGAGTGGTAAGACAATAGCGAAAGCCAGAACTTTAAACTTGTTTACGTCTAGGTCTCTCTCAGACGCAATAAAAATTGCACAGGTAACAAAACCTAGAGACTATTCTGAAGTAAGAAAACATAGGTCTGCTCTTGTAAATTATAGGACAGATTGTGCGTTTAAATTTAACTTGTCAGATTTTCCTGATGAGTTTGATTTTACATTGATTGAAAGTTATGGTTGGTATAAACCAAAGAACAGAGGTAACAATCTGTCTGGTGTTAGTAGAGACCATGCAGTCAGTGTAAGATATGGATATGATAATAATTTGCTACCTGAGCATTTAGCACATCCGGCAAATTGTGTTTTGATGCAACACGGTAAAAATGTATCTAAAGGCAAGAATAATACTATATCTTATGAAGAATTGCTTAATCGCATAGAAACATGGGACAGAAAATATAATTCGGGGGATTGATGTAATGGGAGCCTGGGACCTTTGCAAGGTTTTCGTGGGAGTTCGATTCTCCCATCCTCCACCAAACACGATAAATACTGCATAGGGGAATCAACATGCAAATCAAAGTCTTTATCAACGACAAACTGTATAAGACGGTAACAGTACCGGGAGATACATACAATCCTAATTTCATTTGGCCTGAAATAGAAGCTGATAGAGATTCGGGATTGTTAACAACATTTAACCTAAACAAAGGTTTATCAATTCGCTACGAAAAAGTAGCATAATAGTTTACGCGGGGAGGGTCCGGTCACCACTTCGGTCTCATAAGCCAGGAGCATCGGCAGTTCAAATCTGTCCCCCGCATCCAAATAATTCGGAGTGTAGCGCAGCCTGGTAGCGCACCTGGTTTGGGACCAGGGGGTCCAAAGTTCGAATCTTTGTACTCCGACCAAGTTTTTTATAAAGGAAAATAGTATGACATGTAGAGGTTATGACCCAAAAGCCGTTAAAATCGGTAAGTTAGTAAAGATAGCAGGAGCTTCAATTCTTGATCCACATAAGCGTGGTGATTTTTTTCGTAGCTATGTTAAAGTTGCGCAAGAAAACTTGCGATCTGGTGGCAGAAAAGAAAAGTAATTTTTAAAATGCATCGTTAGCTCAGGGGTAGAGCGTCTCCTTTACACGGAGAGGGTCCGCGGTTCGAAACCGTGACGATGTACCAAATACAATGAGCAACTACGTACCATTACCGCAGACGATTAACTCAATGCCAATGGCTGATCGTGAATGGTACTGGTATGATACATATGAAATTGTAAAATCATCTATATACAAAGAAGACTTTATAAAAAATATTGATAGTTCTTCTATGGATTTTTATATGTTCCGAAAAGGAACTACGATGCGCGGTGCGTACAGTAGATACGATAGAAAATCATATCCGCAAAAGTTATTGACAAATTCAAATTACTATATTCAACCTGATTTATCAAATCGAAGTACAGTTACATTTGAAGATATTACTGATAACAGAGCATTGGCATTATTAGAAGTAGCAAAAGAATACAAAAAAGTTTTTTTATTTTACAGTGGCGGACTTGATAGTACCACTATTCTATGCTCTTTATTAAAAAATTGGGACAGTTTAGATTTAGCAAGAATCACATTGGTATTGAATCAATATTCAATAATCGAAAACAAACAGTTCTATGACAATTTTATTCACGGTAAATTTATCACTGTTAGTACGGATGACTACTTTAATAATAGGCTAATGAACAACGAATCACTGTATATTACCGGTGATCTCGGTGGCGTAATAATGAACAGTGATAACTCTGATATTACTAAAATATTTTCTAAGACGTATAATAAACCCTGGAAGTCTAACATAGACCTCATAGTCAATTATTTTACTAATAATTCTGATATCAACAATGGCATTAAAACCTTTGAACATATATCACAATCTTTTGATAAGTTAAACTATGAAGTTGAATCTATCAATGATTTCTTCTGGTGGGTCAACTTCAATTGGGGATGGGATATAGAATTGTATTACGCTATTTGGTACTGGAAATTGTCACCAAATACTAATACAAAAGACTTTTTAGAAAACAATCTATTCTTGTGGTTTAACACCATGGAGTATCAAGTTTGGTCAGTAACCAATTATGAACAGAAGATAGGTGATTCAGTTTTAATGGACAAACTTCCTATGAAAAAATACATATATAATTTTAATCAGGATCGTGACTATTTTTTGTACAAGATAGACGAGTCTTCGGTGTCAAAAAATAAATCGTTGATAAACATTAGACTGTGCGGAGTAGACAGTAATTACAATATATATTATCGCAAGCTAAATAATAGTATACACTTGAGGAAACTATCATGAGCTATAAAATTGTAACTACTTACACAAAAACAGCAGACTCTCCGGAGAATGCGTTCAACACCATGCCAGTACTTAGTGTTGAGTCCTTAGGGAATGTCACGCAAGAACAAATTGATACATTGCAAAATAATACTTTGCAATGGGAAAGACGCATTATAGGAAATCAATTAATAATGACTCATACCTATAATTCTGAATCAGATTACAATGCAAGACTAGATGATCCTGTAGCACAGGATCTACGTGCAAGCCGCAGGGCTTGGGCAGAACTTAACAACGTAACCATTAGTTCAAGAGTAGTCTAATTAAATGCGGGATTAGCTCAGTTGGTAGAGCGATACCTTGCCAAGGTATAGGTCGAGAGTTCGAGCCTCTTATCCCGCTCCATTTTTCATTAACCAAAGAAAGAAACTATGACAGATAGCAGAGTACAATACTCAAGTGAGACAGCCGTGACCATGGTCGAAAATCGATTCGACTTAGTTCTTATTGCCTCAACAAGAGTGCGAGAATTAAAGAATGGCCACAAATCTAAACTTGGCGGCAAAAGCGGACCAGTAACCACGACACTTCAAGAAATTGAACAAGGTTTAATCGGTCGTGAGTATCTAAAGAGAGTTAGAGAAAACGCAAGAGCAGGCAGATAACGGAAGATTGGCAGAGTGGCCGATTGCGTCAGTCTTGAAAACTGAAGGCTCGAAAGGGTCCGTGAGTTCGAATCTCACATCTTCCTCCAAGTAACCCGTGATCCCGTACACGTAATAAACGGGGGTAGGGCAGTTACCATAGAGAGTGCTAGGTGTGCAGTGCATTGACCATCCGTACTCTGTGGTGGGGTGGCGGGAACGCATTGGGTGAGGTGTAACACCTTTCCAAAAGATCAAATGTTATGGACGGGGTAACCACCCAGTCTAGGGCTCATGTGGTGTGAGTAGCTAGACACTATTTTTGAAGTAAGCGCCTTAGACGAACATTCGCATACCTTACGTTCTTTATTATATTACTTAGACTATATTTGAGCAACTAGGGCGTTTATTTGACAAATATCCTATCCTATGCTAAAATAGTATCAACAGGAGAAAATTATGCCAGCTGTATTCTTAGTCAGCGACACCCATTTTGGGCATGTGGGCGTTTGTAAATTCACAAACAAAGATGGTTCAAAAATGCGTCCGTGGACTGATCCGGATGAAATGGATGAAGAAATGGTCAAGCGTTGGAATGATACCGTACGCCCGAACGACAAAGTTTATCATTTAGGTGATGTGGTTATTAACCGCAAAGCACTAAAAATTATGAGCCGCTTAAACGGTGATAAAGTTTTGATTCGTGGTAACCATGACATCTTCCGTGATGATGAATACCGTGAACACTTCCGTGAACTACGTGCTTATCATGTAATGAATGGCATGATATTAAGTCATATTCCAATTCATTCAGAGTCTTTGGGACGTTTCGGAACTAACATCCATGGGCACTTACATGCCAATCGTGTTATGGGGTATAGCATAGATTTAGACAAGGAAGTTATTGATCCGAGATATCATTGTGTATGTGTTGAACATACAGATTACACACCTATACTATTTGAGGACGTTATCAAACGTATTGAAAGTGAAGGTGGTAGTGTTGGCTTTAAAAACGGCAACGGCCCTACCATGTAATAAATAATCAATGAAAATCTTTTTAATTTCATTACTACTATCGCCACTAATAGCTATGGCTACTACGAATACAATTGTTTACAATGTAACTAGTAACCGAGTTATCAGTGGCGACCTCATTGAGGAAAAGGTTAGTATTGCTAGCATCAGTAAGTTAATGACTGTTTACACTGTATTGACGCAAAATCAGCCATTAAATGAAAGGTTAACAGTTAAGGGTAACAAAGTACCTAATACTAGAATTAGTAAAGGAATGGTATTAACCAGACATGACCTTCTTAAATTAGCATTAGTTGGTAGTGACAATCTAGCGGCAGTGACACTATCTGAAAACTATCCGGGCGGAAGAATAAAATTCATTGAAGAAATGAATCACAATGCAAGAGCACTTGGAATGGTCAACAGTGGGTTTGTCGAACCTACCGGACTAAGCCCTATGAACTACAGTACCATTCAAGATGTTATTAAATTAACCACTGTTGTTAGTAGTTTTGAGATTGTACAATTATCGGCCCAATCTCACGGCGAAGTAACTCAGTACTCCAAAGGTAAAAAGAACGCTAAATTTTCTAGTAACCCAACTAGTAAGCATTTTGGGAAACAGGGAATTATTGCCATCAAAACTGGATTTACTAAGGCCGCGGGATTTTGCATCACAATGTTGGTCAACGTTAACAATCAGTTATACAACATAACCGTTCTGGGTGCAAAGACAAAACAAGAACGAGAGACACTCATCAACCAATCTTTGGATATTATTTATCGCATATAATATGCGTATTTAATGCACAACGTATAAATACATTTACTATGCTACACTTCATCAAAGACCTCACACACCAACTACTTAGTTTTATAAAAGATGATCCTGTTCGTCCTGAAATACCTGCTGATTTTAGAGTTAGCAATGGTAGAATGATTGCGGCATTAACCGATGATACCGAAGAGACTAGTCCAGAAGCAATGGTTTGCATTAGCTTCCATGATTTTGTACCACAAGATGTGAAGGATTTGAGTAGTACTACAGTAGTTCCTACTACCGCAGTATTCTATACAATCTGGAGTTACAAAGCAGGCAAGGGTCGAGAGTTATTGATTAGTGCAGTTAGAGAAATTCAAAAATCCCATCCTAGTGTCACTAGGTTTGTCACATTAAGTCCTAAAACTGAAATGGCTAGACGTTTTCATTTAAAGAATGGTGCTATTGTTTTCCGTGAAAACGTAGATACTGTTAATTATGAATATGCTCAGGCTATTCACAAAGAAGAAACTGATAATGGAAATAAAATATTATTACCAGAATCATCAGTATAGTTATAATCACGAAACTATAATAACTCTATTTGCAAATAGAGTATCCAAGATAATAGAGTTACCTAACTCATTAGAAGTATGTTTATACCCATTACCAGATAATGTTTATGGTGGTATAGATATGAATCATGTTAATCGAATCGGCATTAACTATGATTTACCATTAGAGCTAATACCTAAAATACTTACGCATGAGTTAATACATGTTAATCAAAAACATACTGGTATATTAACTATTAAGTCAAATGGAGTGTGTTATTGGCATGGCATTCCCTATACTAAGAAACTACCTGAGGAAATGAGTTATGAAGAATATAATAATCTCCCTTGGGAACTAGATGTTGCTAAAAAACAACAGGAAATCTATCTAAAAGCCCTAGACTTAGTTAGTGAACACTAACTTAATAATCTCGAAAATTTGACATTAAATGGGTTCGGGTATATAATACATACATGAACTCGAAAAACAACCGCAAACGTAGAACTGATCGTAATCAAGTTATCTATTACATCCAAGATGTAGTGACACTTGACTACTACATCGGCTTGACTGCTATGTGCTTTGCAGGCAATGTTCGCAAGACACTTACCCGTCGTATGCAAAAACATATGCAACGTGCCTTGACAGAAAACAAAAACTGGGGTCTGAGTCGTGCTTTGCGTGAACAAGGCGCCGAGCGTTTTGTATTCGGAGTCGTTGAAGTTGTCCGAGGTAAAAGTCCTGCTCATGCACGTGAGACAGAATTAATCAACAGTTTACAACCTGCACTTAACACATTTGGAGTAAAGTAATGAACACACAAATTGAAAAATTAATTAACGATACAGTACAAATTTTGGATCGTGATCCTTTGAGTCAATCTGAGGACACTTATAGTATTCTACTAAAGTTTACGCAAGCCCTTGCTACTGAACTGGGTGAAATCGTAGTTCAAGATCCTGTCAAAGATGGTGTTCGTATGTACTTTGATGAAAAGATCGCCCGTTATGTAATTAAGAAAAGTGTAGGACTGTAAAATGCAAGCATATATTAATTTGTGTATCGTAATGTTACCCGTCATTGTGATGGGTCTAGCAATTATTATAAAGGATGGTTTCTAATGAAGTTGAATGATATCTTACAATGGGTAGGTGCAGTATTCATTATCATTGGACACGTTTGTAATTCACTAGGTCCTGATGCATACCCCTACAACATTGTAGCATTCACATTAGGTACTATTATGTTTATGACTTGGACTATTCGTGTAAAGAATCGTCCTCAATTGGTTGTCAATATGGTGGCAATCGTAACATGTTTGATAGGTCTTGTTAAGGCTTATAGTTAAGGAGTATAGTATGAGAGACGGATATGGAGTATGCCCTGTTTGTAACGGGACTTGTCAAGTTGAATTGACAGAACAAGAAAAAAGTTATTCTTGGAATAAAGATATGACACATCGTAGTTGTCACAATTGCGGAGGTCAGTATATGTACAGTACCGCTAAGGGTGAAGTACGATTAAACAATGAAGGTGTGCCTTGTACACATAGTTATACAAGTACCAACGACGGCCGTTGTTTAACAGGTTACACGTGTAAACATTGTGGAGATCGTTATCAAATTGACTCAGGAGATTGATCTGATGGAATATAAAATTGAATCATCGAATGTAAAAATACAAAAGTTTTTAGAATCTCTTATGCCTTCGTTTATTAAACAGTTAGGACTTACTAATAGCAAACGTGCGGTTCTAGTAAAAGTTACCAAAGACTTAGACAAAAATTTTCAAGGTTCTACAATGAACATTGAAGTAGCAGACTGTATGATAGTATTAATCAAACCACCAAAACGGCTTACTCCTATGAGCTTGATAGATATGTCGGGCACACTAGCACATGAAATGGTACACGTTAAACAATTGGCTAAAGGTCAAATGAAACTTCTTCCGAATGAAGTTAGGATGTGGAAAGGTAAACGCTACAGTAAAAAAACAAAGTACTTAGACATGCCTTGGGAAATTGATGCATTTTCTAAACAAGAACTGCTATTACGTAGAGCACTAGAGCTATAAAGGATTATATAATGAAAACTGTTGACACATGGCTTGATGAAAATGATATTGCCCGTTTGTGGAAAGTAATACAGGGGGAACTACCGCATGCGGCAGCATCCTCCGATGAAATGGATGAGTTTCTAAAATTGGTAACGCATGTAGCAATGGTAAAGATGGGTGGAGTTGAATATCAAACTTCCACTATACAGTAAGGAATGATATGTTAGAATGTTTAATTTTAGGTGATAGTATTGCAGTTGGAGTAGCACAATTTCGTCCTGAATGTGTGGCTTATGCTAAAGGTGGGATTAATTCTCGACAATGGGTAAACAGCTACATTACCAAAAACCTGTCAGCAAATACAGTAATTATTAGTTTGGGTAGTAACGACCACATGGGCGTTAAAACTGTAAAGGAGTTGCGTACTATGCGGGAACTGACTAAAGCTAAACGTGTGTTTTGGATTTTACCTTCAGGGGTGAACCCAAAGAACAACGTACCAGTGAATGATATTCAACAAATGGTACGGTTAGTTGCAGACGAATACAGTGATATTGTATTACCTGTTACACGATTACAAGCGGATGGAATACATCCAAGTACAGCTGGCTACAAAGAGTTAGCAAATAATACGAGGTAATTTAAATGTGGATTGAAAATGTAGCGGCGGCAGATATACCTACTAGGTTTCATCATGATGCCGGCGAAAATAGTATGCTAATTAGCATCGTAGATCCTGCTAGTTGGAGACCAACACCTGCTCACAAGTTTAAAGAAATTCACAATTTTGAATTCTTAGATGTAGAACGTAATGACTTTGTACTTGAGGAAGCTATGAAATGTAGCCAAGAACAAGCAAACGAATTAGTCCGATTACTACAACATGCCAAAGACAATAGAATGAACGTTGTTGTTCATTGTTATGCAGGTATATGCCGTAGTGGTGCTGTATGTGAAGTTGGTGTCATGATGGGCTTTGAAGATACCGGAAGATTTCGTAGCCCCAACCTACTTGTCAAGCATCGTATGATGAAAGCATTAGGTTGGACATATGATGAAGATGAAAAGCCAAACGTTGATGATTGGCGAACTTTTAGGAATATAGAATGAACAAGTTTATTAAAGATGGAATGGTTGCTGTACTAATATCACCCGGCTTCGGTGCAGGATGGTACACATGGAACTATGAGCGTCCTGAAATTCTTTTTGATCCCGGGATAGTAGATTTGGTTGACCAAAATATGTGGTCTGAATTGGAAACATATGTGACATTGAAGTATCCTGAAATCTACAAAGGTGGTATGGAAGATTTAAGAATAGTGTGGGTACCAGAAGGCACTATGTTTAAAATACATGAGTATGATGGTAGTGAATCTATTGAATACAAAGAAAATGACCACTGGATGGTTGCATAGAAGTCACTACCCAAAAGCACTTGATACATAATATCGTTGAGTGCTATAATAGCAATAGAGAAAATCCTATGATCTATTTTAGCTTTAACATTCAAAATCCTCGGTCTAATAAATTTAAAAATTTATTTTCTAAAACTGGTCGCCTTATCAAAAATAAATTTTGGGAAATAAGTCTTTACAAAGATCCGGTACTGGTTAGACTAACTGTTGAAATTAATTTTCGTAAGGATCATGGCGGAATAGATATGGAAATAGGATTTATGGGATACTCAATCGGTCTACAAATTTATGACAACCGACACTGGGATAATAAAAAAGCCACATGGGCAAATAATGAAACAAACTAAAGAAGAAATCATTCATATGATGTGTTTGGAGTATAGACATGATTTTGGACTACGAAAATCAGATAATTCTAATCCATTAGAATCAGGAATGACTGAAAAGGATGCCAAAGTACTTTACAAAGTAATGGAGTTCATATACAATGAACTTATAAAATTACATGAATCAAGAAAACTCAAAGGAAAACCAAATGAACCTAAAAGACGTAAACGAAAATTTTGAACATCGTATCACTGGTGGTAGCGAATACACTTGGAACTGTTATGGTCCTAACGCCCGTTATTTAGATTACGAAAGTAACTATGGAACGGGATCTTGCATCTTTGATTCTCAGACACAGGAAATTTACGAAGTGTCCGTCGAGGTCAAGGAGTCAGACAATCGCCCTTATCGATGGTTGAATCCTGACACTAAACAAGTTATGTTTGACGAGGCTTCTTATCGCAATGTGGATTGTGACATGGCATGGGATAACATCAAGTGGGTTGATCTGGAAACTGAACAAGACTTTTTAGAAAAAGCAAATGCTATTTTTAAAGGTCAACCATATGATACACGTGTTAGTGTACCACTAGATTTGAATGATGAGGAGTTGTTTGCTATGATGAAGCTAGCGCATCAACGAGATATCACTCTTAATCAATTGATGGTAGAAGTATTGCAAGCCGCAATTGATAGTAATAAGCAAGAACAACATGAATAACATTTTAAATGGAATTTTTACTTGGATCAAAGATGATTACAAAACTAACAGATTTCGTTTTTTTATTGAAGTTTTGGCTTGGGCAATTTCAATTGGCTGTAGCATTGCGATGGCTTTCACTGTACCCAATCCACCTCTTCTTTACTTGTATCCTGCTTGGATTGCTGGCTGTGCTATGTATGCTTGGGCTAGTTTTACTAGGAAATCATTTGGGATGCTTGCTAACTACATATTGTTAACAACCATTGATACGATAGGTTTAACTAGGATGCTAATACAATGAAAACTTGGACAGTTGAATTACAAGACGATCCCGAAACAGGTGATTGTATTTTAGAGTTTCCGCCCGATATGCTAGCAGAAACGGGTTGGAAAGAGGGTGATGTATTACAATGGCATGATAACAAAGATGGATCATTTACTATGACAAAAAAAGAAACACAATGGGTATTAGTTGAGGCGATAAGCACATTCCGTCAACGTTACATGGTTGAAGTTCCAACAGGTACTGATGACTATGGTAAAGATAAAAGTGAGTGGGCACTAGATACTGTCACTATGAATGAGGCACAGGAATTTAGCCAAGAACACATTGGTGAACAAATCATTAGCCATCGTATCGTCACAAAAGACGAAGCCTTGACTTTATGTGATAAGGATAATGATTATTGCAGTTCGTGGTCCGAAGAGCAAAAAGTAAATTCATTTTTTACACCCTGGAAAGAAAAAAATGGCACGAGCGATTGAAATGACACATACTAAAACTGGTATCGTCAAGCAAGGATATATCGGTTTTAGTTATAGTTACTTTTTCTTAGGAATCTTTAGTCTTGGCTGGGTCGTGCCACTCTATCGTGGCAACTTAGTTATGGC